TGCCTATCCGTGAGGATAGACACAGAGCTCCCGCATCGGTCATCACCCCTCCGAATTAAATCGGATTTCGATGACCGGACTCTGTCACTATTTACTAGTGGCAGGGGGGATCAATATTAGACCTTCTATATCTCTTTGAGCTATAGCTTTAAGGTTGTTTACAACCTTATTAGCTATGTTCATTCCAACTTGATAAGTCTGTTGGGTTCGCCTAACAGAACTTATCTTGTCGGTATCAGGAAGCGAAAGCGCCCTGATAGAGATATCCCAAAGTTGTGACTCATCTTTTAGGTGAGCATTCCAATGGGCCAAGAAGTTGGAATAGTTATTCCCAATGTCTTGAGCAATCGAGACAAAAGGAATAACGCTTCCATCCTCTAATATTGATTCTGCAATCTCGGCGTCTATACCCGAGTCTTCATCTGTTAAAATCATGAAAAGCCTGACCAAATGGTCGGCTTCTCGTTTTTTCAATAGATGAAAAGCCGTGTAAATGGACTGGTAAACGCTTAGTGATAAAACATTAAGTCGAGTACCACATCCACTTACAGGAAGCCCGAATAAATCCTGGATTAGTCTTAATCCAGATATTTCATTTTCTGATCCATTAAGCATTCGCTGAACGGTCAGAAATAGGTGGGCTTTCTTCTTAAATCTGGACAATCGTCCAGTTTTATGATAAAAGCCCATCATTCGAGCTAGTATAGACGGGATATCGCCTAAAGTTCCCCATCGTCGATTTACATCGACGAGGAAGGGAGCCAGAAGGTGTACTCGTTGTATACACTCCTCGATTCCACTCAAAGGGAATGGAGTTACCTCCACCCCTTTATGGAACCAACGTTTCGCGAATTCGAACGTATGTTCGGACTCGTGAGATTTAGAAGTAGAAATTTCTACTCCTAAAGAGTGAATTACATCTTTGTACATCTCAGCGACATCTTTGTTAGAGATGACTATGTCATCACCTAACATTACATAACAATCCTTAGGTGCTTTAAGTGTTGCAATGCAATACTTAACCACCATATGATGTGTTAATGTAAATGCGGCCCAAGAGCTATAGGCCCCCATCGGTTGTCCAGCCTCGTAAGAGACTGGATCACCGTAAGGGTTCTTAAACTTATGGTCACACAAGATGTCGCGCCATGCTTTTGCCTTGACCGGTCCTAGTTTAAAAGCTAAGACCTTCTCCTGCAGCCAGATCGGAAATCGATCTGTTGCAGAAGTTAAGTCAAGAGAAAAGAATGGCCCGGTCATATCGATCTTCATCAAGAATGCACTTTGGTTAAAAGTACAGTCTTGTTTTATTGTTCTTAAGATGCTAAATAGCCAGTCATGGACTGGCCGTAAAGCAGTTTGAGACCAATAATCGAAGATAGCGATGACTCGCTGTTTTCCTTCTTTATCTCTCACTACAGAAAGTTTTCTGTAGGTTTCAAACTTTCTATTCTCCATCGCTGGAGAAAAGATTGTTTGAAGCAGAGGGATCAATCCAGGGTTCGACTTGTAAAGGTCGACAATGGATTCTAACCGGTTCCCACCAAGTAATTTAATATCTCCGACCAGTTTATCTGGAAGGGGTAGTAAATCACCTAGCGAACAACCTAAAGCCTGACCGTTAGGCCCGGCTTTAGTTGTAGCATGGAATCGTTTAAAAGAAGGTAATTCGATATGATCGGCGCTGATTTCTTTCCAAAATTCCGGAATGAATTCTTCGATCGGGTGCTGAAAGGCGCCAGACAAAGGATTCGTTATCGGAGTGAGATCTGGAGTTCTCTCCAAGCTTATCGCTCGGAGAGCACACAGACATGTCAGAGTAAATCTGATATCTTCTGTGTCTCTAGATCTCATTGGAAGGAACCCTAAACAGGACGGATAACCCGCTCTAGAAAGTCGTACTCCTACGACTTTCTTAAGCGGTTTACCCGCTAAGCATCGAGTATAACAATTTCTGAGAGTTTTCACTCTCTTAATTGTGAAGTCGATGCTCTCTGACCTCTCCCATTTCTGGTAGAGTGCCAGTAACCTGTTTACGGCAGCGATCCGACATGCATCCCCTGCTCACACAGTTTTCACGACAGAGGTTAAACTCTTAGTGATCTTTGTGCTGATCAGTGATGTAGTCTTAAGTTTCATAATCAATTTATTGGTTGTGGAATTATGGCTAGTTGGATATTCTGATCACACCACAAGGTGACGAATAACACTAAGACACTTGATGTCAGAGCTGGGTGTGAAACCCTAGCTTAGCGCCAAGGTTCTTTTGTCACCTGCTCCCCCACAAATGTGGGACTTTAGTCTTTCGGCTTCACACGTAACTGTGTCAAGTCACGCGGGAGCTCGCGCGGGTCATTTGATCCGCG